CGTTGTAGACTTCCTTTCTGTTCGTTGTTGTATTGTAGATTTCCAACCCTGTTGCGGGCGTTCCAATCGCATCACGTTGGGCTGTGGTCATGCGTGGGAGTAGTACACCTTTTGTCGTACTTCTAATTTCAGTAATCGCACTTGCATCAATCGCACCCGTTGCACCTGAATATGTTTCAATGAGAAAGTCACCTCTAAAATCACCCGCTTTGCCTGTCGTTGATTCACCCTCAACACCAATACCCGAAGATGATGAACCAGAAACACCCGTGCCACTTGTAGATGAACCCTGTACACCCGCTGCAGTGTTTGCAATCGCAGTCACGGCAGTCCCGTTACTTGTGTTTTGAAAGTAAGCAACCTGAGATCCTGTGTTGTACATCACCAATCTACCGTTATCCAATTCCAAGTCGTAACCCGCTAATTGATGGTCACGATTTCCTGTGAATGTTAGGTTTGTGTTTGCGAAGTTGGTATCAGTACCAAAATCTGAAATTGGAAGTGTACCGGTTGTGAGGTTTCCAAGCCCATCGTCTTGAACCACGGGAACAATCTCACTATCGTTGCGTGTTAATGCGGGTAATTGGCTTATTTTCTTTGCTCCTGTTGGCATATGTTATTAGATTATTGTGAAAAAATCGTTATATCCGCTATCCTCTACCTTTGTCGGTTTGATGTCACTATCGGTATTAGATGAACTTGTGAACTCAGGGTATAAGTCTTTGTTGGCTTTCAACCATTCGATAACCCTACGCTCGTAAAACTCAGCTTTCTGTGAATAGTGGTTTTGAATGTGTGCGATTTCTTGGAATGTAACAGGCTGCGAGTAGTCACCGCTTTGTTGTTGGATTCCTTTGTTTTTAAGTGCGTAGGAAATACCAAGCACGCAATCCTCAACCGCCCTCCACGCTATCGCATATTGCATCTTCTCAACAAGCGTTACCTCTTCAGCCGTCAAAGTTTGTGCGTTGTATGCAGTTAACAAGTGCTTGTAAAAGTAAGTCCCTAAAATCGGCTGCATTCTCATATCCGACTGCGACTGAACAAAAGGAAATATCTTGACCGCATCAATGTTTGCGGTTACGGGAGTGTTAGTCTTTAACCAAGTTTCTGTTACGAAGTAAATCATTGTTGTGTTGTGTTATCAGGTGTAACAATAGGTTGCTTTCTCGGCTTCAATCCCGCCAATGCACGTATCTCCTCGTCAGTCATTGACTCAAGTACCTTAGTTGCAAGTAGTGGAGACATAGAATTAAGCGCATCAATGGTGCGTGTGTCTTTGTCATTCTCAGTTTGTACAATCGTTTCGTTGATAATCTCAAACTTGCTCACAACGAATTTACCTTTAGCTTTTGCAATCTTTAACAGGTCGTTAAATACTTGCTCTAATTCAGCGCGTAAAGGCATGATAACATTCTTTTCAAAGATTGTGTAAGCTTGTTTGATATCTGAACCGCTACCAAGTTTACCGCTCACACGAACACCCATTAAAATTGGATCGATTGTGTGCGCCTGGCAAATCTTTGAATCGATGCTTTCAGTTGTTGCTTGGAATGCACCATCCAAATTGCTTACCGGTATTGTGTCAATCTTTGGTAAGTCTTCAGCACCCCGTCCGAAGAAAGTCCATATCTTACCAGCACCGCCAGAACCTCGCTGACCTTGAATAGTCTTTTTTAATTCCTCTTTTTCTTCTGTGGTTTGCGGTTTTTTCGGAAATGAAATTGCGTAACTTGGAAAGATTCCGTTAACGATGTACTCCTTTTGCAAGGTTGACATTTCGCCATCCAAGAAAATCCAATTCATTGCACTTGTATAGGATGGGATTGGGTACACATCTTGCCCCGCGCTTTTGTCCTCCCACACATACAACATCTTTCTGCATTTCTTCGCAATGTTTTTGCGGTTGTATGGTTCGATTTTCTCAATCTCGTACACCCCACGCGACCAATCATCATTAATATAGTAGCAGTCTTTCTCTTTTGATGCACGCACTTTGTCTGCACTCACATATTCAGCGCGAACGAAATCACCGAAATCATCGAATATCACACGGAAATAAACTCTTCGATGTAGTATCTGGTCGGTCAATACCATTGGTGCGTTCTTTTCGATGCGTAGGCGTATGTTCATTGAACGTAGGTAAACGTCATCTTCTAAAGTTGCACCCGCATCTTTTACCAACTCATATCCTCCGCCAAGTACCGCATTCTTTTTAAAGTTTACAATGCTTGAGTGCATTGGACTTGTATAGTACATCTGTGTGATTATCTGAGGAAATAGGTCATCCCGACCAAACCACACATGATTGTTTACTACGCGGGAAGTATCAACGAAAGGTAATGCCAAATTTCCGTTACCAATCTTACCGAATGGAGTTGAAAATGATTGATAGCTTTCTTTCGGTTGCGTTGGTTGTTGTGGCGCATTGTCCGTGAATTTAAATAGTTTCATATGTAGATGCTATTAGTGTCTGTTTCTACTATTACAAAGAATCCCGTTGCAATCTTCGTCAACCCTGTTTCGTCGGTTGGTTTTGGATATTCCGCATCGTATTCGTAAACCTCGTATTTGTATTGCCCCGCTTTGATGTCAGGCAACCAAGCCATGTGAGTGAACCTCTCATTCTCACCCGATACAACAGGAACGAAGTATGTAACTACCTCAGATGAAAAACCAGATGTTAACTTGAACAGATAGCCGTGAGTTTTATAGCTTGTCAAATCCAAAAGAGGAAGTGCGAACGCGGACGATATGTTTTTCTGCGTGTAAATCATAACATATAATGTGCTGAAATGAAAAAGGGGTACTAAATGCACCCCCTCATCGAAACGAATCTGAACAGATTACAAGGATTCGTAAAGAACAGGATCAATTTCGTAAGCCTTTGTCAATGATTCAGCACGGAAAGTAATCTCATAATTTGAACCATCAGCTTTTGCAGTTCCAGAACCACCCGTATCAGTTGCTAACTGTGAGTAAGGGAAGTCCCAACAAGAACCATCGGCACACTTCACCATCACAGACAAGTCACGTTGACCTTCTGCTGCGATTTGGATGCTCTTAGATTTCGATGCCTCACGTTTGAATAGCTTTAGCATGACGTTCTGCAAATAGAAAGTAGAACCGTTTTCCATGTTGATTTGTGCCTCTTCTGTGTAGTTTCCTACGTTACGTCTAAACTCAAATTTAACGTAAGCATCTGACACAACGCGAGCGGTTACTGTGTGAGTGGTTGCATCGCGTGTTTCGGATGTGATGTTTGACATATCGTTGATTTTTACTTCCGTAATCCCCCCGACGTTGTTATCACACCCGTTTAAAATTTCGACTAATGTTGTACAAGCCATAATATAAGTATTAAAAAAGGGAGGGAGAATTTAACCGCCCTCCCCTCTTGGTAAATTAATCAGTTAATTAAGGAGCATTCCAATAGAATACAATCTCTCCACCGTTAACGTGGTGGTAACCTTCTTTTTGGTTAGCACGCGTACGGATGTACGGCTCAGCAACTGTGTCAGACAAGTTAACAGCTTTCAACTCCTCACCATCTTTCTCACCGTCGAAAGCATAAATCAAGTTATCCTTCAAAGTGAATACCATTGTGTTAGTTGGCAAGGCTGCATCTTCGATAATCTTGATACCCAAGAAAGTCAAACCAAGCTGTGCTGTAACGTTGTTCACGGTGTTTTGTGAAGCAGTAGCCAACTTGTAGTTTCCTGCAATATCAGAAGAAACAAACCAACGCAAATCTGCAACTTTAGCACGAACCTCTGCCGGCATTGCTTGATAAACCGAAGTCATTGCTGCGATTACGTTTGCAGTAGTTGAAGCAACCCCTCCATTGTCCACATCGATTACAGCTGTATCAGCTTTCAACTTTTTCAAGTGACCATCAACCAAAGCAAGGTTAGCATCCAAAGATGTAGTGTCACCTTGCCAACGACGAAGTGAACGCTCTTCGCGTGCTTTGTTCGCTAACTCTGCCCAATAGTAGTTCATGAACGATTGAACTGTGAAGTCACCGTTTGAACCTTTAGCCATTTGCAATGCCAAGAATGATTGCTCTACGTCGAACTGACAGATTTGCGCCATGATTGAAGTCGGAGTCACATCGATGTCGATTGCATCCAATGCTTCAGTGGGTGCAGTGAAGTTACAAGTTGAAGCCTTAGTCACTTGTCCGAAAGTAACGTTAGCCAATTTAGTCGCTGCTTTGATTCCTGGCAATACGCGGAAATTGTCAACAACTTGCTCATCGATATATGAGCGGGAGTAGAACTCCTGAGGATTAGGACAAAGTAATGCGTTTGTCTCAATCGTTAATGAGAATCTTAAGTCTCTTTGCATGATTATTTAGTTTTAAATGATGCTGAAAATTTGGCAAGCTTTTCCATTGCTGACAGTTGGACGGGCGCTTGCTCTTCTTCCTCATCCATTGCCTCTTCTTGTTTTGCTTCTTCGATTGCGGCTTTAAGTTCTGCCAACATATTCAAGACTTCACCCATACGCTCTTCAATCATTGAGGCTACTTTTTCCTCCGTGATTGTTTCTGCGGGTGCTTCTTCTGTTGGCACTTCTTCAGCCATTTCAGTTTCGGTTTCCTCTGTCTTTTCCTCTTCCTTAACAACCTCTTCTGTTTTTTCTTCCGATGCCATTTCTGTTTCGGTTTCTTCAACAGGCTTTTCTGTTTCAGGAGTTTCAGACAAAGCAACTTCTACTTCAACAAGTTTCCCATCTTTAAAGAGGTATTGCTTGCCTTCTGATAATTGCACATCCATTTTATTTGTGTTTAATTGTTTGCTTAATTTTAACCCGAACGAACCACCAATGGAGTACCCTATCTGCCCATTCTCAACCAACTCATCGTAATATTTACGGTCTGTGATTTGCGTGGTTAACATCAATGTTCCTTTTGGCACATCAATCCCGTAGGTTGTTTTGGCCTTGTCAGTTTCGGGATTATCCACTATCCACGCTTCCAAAATATAAGCGGGTACTTTCTGTGATTTGTCATGCTCAAAATTGAAAAGGCTTTCACCCTTTGCTACTAATTGCATGATTTCTGTGTGGATTAGTTCAATCTGTTCGGCTGTAAATTCAACATTAAACTCTTCACCATCCTGATTACGGTAGATTTCCATTGGAATCATAGCGGGTGCAACTATGCGCATCTTTGGCTCGTCTTTAAAGACTAACTTTTTCTGCGCGTTGAATGCCATACCTTTGACAATGATAGCGGGATCGGAAGTAAACGCGATTTCATCAAGTCCCGTGAACTCTTCGCCAGTCTCCAAATCCTTTTTTAGTATCTTGTATGTCACCAAATCATCCATAACGTACAATGTAAGCCACTGAAAAAGTGGATATTTTTACTTATATTCGCACAAACGAATTAGATATGATTAAGATTAATGGAAATGACTACCCTACAACGATTCACGATATGACGTTGCAACAGTGGGTAGATGTGAGTGATGCCGTGCGCATCTTTGAAAAAGAGCCGTTACTTCAATTTGAAGCGGTATTGAAAGCCATCGGTGTACCTGACAAAGAGATTGACAATGTACCGCTTTCATTCAGTACTGAGTTATTCGATGCGATGGATTCTAATGGTGAGAATTTAGAACTTGTTGAAGAGGTGAACGGTTACAGAATTGATTTATCCCGTGTG